AATATCTGTCCTATACTCATTGGAGCGCCGTGACGTGCAAGTGTGAAAACCCATTGATGCGATTGCAGTATAGCAGGAAATCATCTCCGTTGGTGGTGCTCAACGTATCGCCTGTGACCACCGTCCAGCCAGAAGTTGTCACCGCGCCCGCTGAAGCGTTATTCGTCAATTGAATAACCAAGCTCGAACTCTCCGCCATAGGAGCCAACGTGAACGCGCCACCGCCGAAAATCTTTTTGCCGTTGCCGCCGCTGTAGATCGGAGTGTATGTGCCACTAGACTTCGTGCCGTCGTCATCGTCGGTCAGCCCGAAGCCGCCCGTGAGAATGTCGTCAACGTCGGCTTTGAGGGTGTCTACGTCGTAGGCTTGAACGTCAGTGCTAATCACCAGCCCGGTGATGACGTTGCCGTTAAGGTCGAGGTTGCCGCCAAGCTGCGGCGTGGTGTCCTCAACGATGTTGTTGATCGCGCCGTTGTTGCCGGAGAAAGCTATCGTCACGCCGATCAGATCAGCGTCGGTCAGGGTGCCGTAAGTAGCGACATGGGTAACAGCGACCTTGGAGTAGGTCGATGCGCTGGTGACTGCGCCAGAAACTTGGAACACCACCCCCGCGCCGACCGTACCACCTTCTGCAATGTAGATGGTGGCTGAGTTGGTAGCAGTGGGATCGTCAAGGCTGTCGATGAAGCTGTTGATAGAAACACTGTTGTTCTCGACATCATCGAAGTACAGGACCGTCGCGCTTGAGAGAGTAGCGTTGTTCGCCCAGACCTTGCCAACACCCTGGTCGGTGTCGGTCGTCGCGCTCTCCCAAGTCATCTGAATACCAGCCGCCGTCAGGTTGCTATCGACGTAGGCTTTGATCGACTGCTGTGTGGCGAGAGCAACGGCGCTATCAGACCCCATAGCGTCCTCGTCTAGAACGCCAGCCGTGATCGTCGCTCCCGCGCTCATTCCGAACGAAGTCAATCCAGCCAATACACCCGAAGTCGAGGTGATCTTGCCGACCGACAAGTCAGCCAGCGTGAAGCTGATGTTGCCCGTCGAGGTGCCTGTGGCTGTAGTTGTCCCGACAACGAACTGATCGGCGCTTTCGTCCCAGCCCATAAACACATTGTCGCCGGTTGACCCGCGTTCGCCCACCCAGCCAAGATCATTCGCGTTCGACGCTGCTCCTGAGTTCAACTCAATCAGCGGGTCTTTTATCTCAGTGTTCGTCGCGTCATTGGTGACGGTCGTGCCGTTGATCGTCAGGTTGCCGGTGATAACTACGTTGCCACTCACAGCCAGATCGTCGGTCATCGTAATGGCATCGACGTAGAGGTTCGCCCACCGAACAGCGTTCGTGCCAAGGTCGTCAGTACTGTCGGTGTCGGAGACGATGTTACCACCCATCGTCAGGACGCCGGTCAAGGTTGTCGTGGTCGCCACCGTCAACGCACCAGAGGCTGCGAGTGTGCCGCTGGAAGTCAAGGTTCCCGTGACGCCCAAGCCGGATGTTGATACGTCGAGAACCTTCGCACCGTTGACCGCAACACCTAGATTATTCGCGCCGATCCTATATGTACCGCTGTCGGGGTCGTCGGTGTAGTTGTAGAAGGGCAAGCTAACCGTACCATCCCCACCAAGGAACTGTCCCGTTGCGGTGGTGCTGGTAGTGAGGGCCGTACCCGCGCTATCAAACAGGAGATAACCGTTAGCCACCGGTGTCGGAAGAGTAACGTCGGCACCAGACGTATCACCGTCCGACAGTTTAACCGAGCGACCAACCTCATCGTTCAACTGTTGCGCCAGCATCGTCAGCGTGTCGAACTGCTGCTCAACAAGATCAGAGGGAAACGGGTCGTTCTCAACGAGGTCGAGGGTCTGCGTGAATTGCTCCTGGCGCAGTATGACAAGTGTCTCACCGGACGCCGGGGCTGTGACCATCGTCACAGTGCCACCAGCCGTCACGCCCGCACCGGCCACCGTGTAGTGTGTGGTGATCGTCTGCGTCGTTTCTACGTCGGTGCTGTCAACAACGAGGATGACTGTCAGATCATCGTTGGCGAGGAACAGGTAGGGGAAAGTGAACGCAGTTACAATGCCGTCACCGGCTGTGCTACTTCTATTGGCTGTTGTGCTAATCGTCATATCACTTGTCCTCTTTGTGTGCCGAATATATCACAGTGACCGTCAGGGCGCGAGAATCTTCTCATCGACTGTGTAGCTAGAATATCCCATCGCCTTCGCAGCGCCGGACTTAACCTCATCCGAGCGGCCCCGGCTCCTCACAAGCTCGCCGAGTCCCCGCATTTCGTTAATAATTGTCTGTGCGGGGATACCAGTGAGAGCGCCGCTGGCCTTCAGTGCGTGATCCCACGCCTTCGTTCCCTCGACAAAATCCTCCCAGCTAACGCCATCTTCAGCGAACTCCTCAATGGCCTTAAATATATCAGGGAACATACTAAGGGGATGGCGGTTTTCTAAATCAAACATCCCCTCGGTCCCCTCTGTCATGAACCGGAACGCACTATCCGCGAGGTCTCCGAATATAAAGATGCCGTTGAGCGTTCCGAGTAGAGAGGCTCGAAGTTGGTCTTCGTCATCCCAGCTAAATCCGTTAGCTATGAACTGAACGGTCCCGGGGATAATGACATGCAAGACGAGCATACGCTTTGCGAACTCTTTTTTGGTGATCCGCCCCGCGCTCTTATCCACGATGGCGTTGTACTCTGCGCGGGTCAGGGCGTTAGCTGAAGACATAAACTGTGTCATAATCCGCATAAGGCTACTACCGCGCTGCAATTCAGAAATCTGGTCAATGTCCGTTGACTGCTGTGTGCGGACAGTCATGCGCTCTACCGACCGCATTGCAGCTTTTTTATTGCCACCATTCTTTTTCATCATCGCCGTATAGTGAGCGTAGCCGCCAATCGCAATGGCCCCCTTATCACCCAGCCTAATCGGGAGCATTAGGATTGAGGCAAGCGTCGGGTTTTTCCCTACGACATTTATCAGGGACTTGTCCGCCAACAAGGCTTGGTAGTCTTGGTCGATGTTGTTGCCGCGATTTGCAAACAACTCACTCTCATTGAGAGTTCGTAGCGCCTTGCGAGGGTTAGCCAGGAACTTCACAATGCCAGCAGAGAAATCTAATGCGCTGACATCCTCTGAGTAAGCGGCGAACGAAGCTAACTGCTTTAAACCGATCTGAGGCTTAGCCCCTAATTGTGCGAAGGAGAAGTTTCGCATCAAGGTCTGGAACATTTTCTCGCCAGCAATAGAGTTTTGCACTCCACGCTTAGAGAAGTAATCCAAGTCAGTGTTAATGGTGTTCAGCAAGTCTCGGCCAAACACCCGGAGTATGCGCGTCTGGACATCCGGTGCCTTCACCACATTCTGTAACTCTTGAACCTTCTCGCTATACGCAATGAAGTATTCCATCTCACTTATGTGAGAATGAAGGGCCGTAAGGTCTCCCATAACTTTAATGGGCCGCACGTTTGGCGTTCTGCTCTTGAGGCTCCCGGGCGCTACGCCACCCCGGTAGATGATACCCTTCATAAATTCATCTTGTGTGGCGTCTGCGAACTCCCGCTTGATAGGGCTGTAAAACTCAATCTTGGGGAGAGAGAAGCCGTAAACACGCTCGTACACTTCGTTGATCCGCGTGTAATATTCCTCATAAAACTCAAGCTGGGCATCGACAAGACGCCAATCTTGCTCATTCATCTGAGCCTCAAGAGTTTCAATAATCTCTGGCGTGTAGGCATTACCCTGCTCAGACATCATGCTCTCTTTAAGATCAGGGTCTCGTAGCTCCATCACCCGCTTACGCAACTCCGCCCGCGTTTCCACATCAAGCAATCGGGACTGCCCATCTGAGTGAACATGCTGACCAAGGTTCAATAGCTCTGTCTCATCGCTGGATATTTTTTTCCATGCCGCCCGCTCAGATGTTGTGTTCAATGCAGCCAGGACAAGCTCAGTGTACCTCTCGACCGCCGCAGCTTTGCCACGGTCGAATGCGCGGCTCTCATCAAACAGAGAAAGCCGGGCCACCATCTCATCAACCCGCGCCTTATCGGACGAGCGCATGACCCGCTTGATCTTGTTCCACCACGCCGCGCTCATACCCATGAACGTCTTGACCTCAATCTCGGCCCAGCGCTCTCTGCCTCTGCGCTGTGCGTCGGTCTCACCCTGTCTCTCATCACCGATAAGATCAAGAAATTCTGTCCGCAGCTTCTTGTTTGACTCTTGTTTGGCGAGTATCTCAGCGCCCCGCGCCGACCGGCCAAGCTGCCTCAGAGACACGACGGTCTCAAGAATTTTCTCAAGCTCTTGAAGGCTGACATTCTTAGGGTCTGCCCGCAGAGCCAGTATCTTATTCTCGAACGCTTCCATAGGAGAGGGTATCTCAGTCGTGCCAACGGCAGCGCGAGACTCCAGCGTACCCTGGGGGTCTTTGTTGTTAAACGCGGCGCGAGCCATATCTAACACGGCCTGAACTTCCGGGCCGTACTTGCCTTTGCCGCGCTTTACCTTGGAGCTATTTATCGCAGTTTGAAGCTGCTTCATAACCGTCTCGCGACGAGCCTTACCCAGCAAGTTATCAATACGATTCTGTATCCGGGGGACCGCCTTACGAAGTTGCTGTATCGTCTGCACGTTACGAACCGCCACTAGGAACTCGCCCTTTAGCTCATTCGGTAAGTTGGAATCATTGATTACATCAATCACGGCGGACTGAGCGGCCTTCACATCCTTGCGCCCCATGCTCAAAGCGTCACGCAAGCTGCTCTGTACGGCCCTCTCGCGGGCCTTGGCGGTGCGTCGTTGGGCCTTGAGTAGCTCAACACCCTTTAGCTCAACGGGCTTGTCAGCGGCCTTAAAAGCCTCTCTGGCCTTATCAGACGGCCTCTCTGACGTAAGGAGCGTAGCCCGCTCTTCGTCCAATATCTCGCGTTTCTTCAGGAGAGAGTTGACCTTGTTGTTTAGCGCCTTGACAGGCTGTCCGGCTTCCTTGCGGGCGTCGATGGTCTCCATCATGCTGTCAACGCGAGCGTCAAAATCTTTAATTGTCTGGTCGATCTTACGGATACGGCCCCTTGCTACCTTCCGAAGCGCCGCCGTCTCTTCCCTATCCGAAACCTTGCCCTGAGATTTAAGCTGTTTCTGGTAGAAGTCGGTTCGCCTCATGCTTTCAGCCGCGATCATCTCGGCGTCCTCGGCCAAGATTGTCCCGTTCTTGTTGATCGGGATACCAGCGTCCACTAACTCCTCGACCTCTTTCTCATTGAGATTGCCGACATCATACGTCTTCAGGTCTTCGGACACAGGAGCTTGGCGGAGCTTGGCGGTAACGCTATCCACCGTCTCACCGGTTATATCTTCTACCTTTTCCTGTTTTGTGTTGGGGCGCTTCGACGCCTCGGCCCGCTGCTCCGCGATATCAGTCACGACCTTCGGCGCTGAGAACCCAACAGCAATAAGCGGTGTGGCCTTAAGCGCTTCAACGGTAGCGTTACCTACGCGGTCGAGGGCATCATTGGCGCTAATGCGCGGGAAGTCTTGGTCTGATGTTTCCTTTACCACCTCACCGACCGCAATCTTAACCGCCTCTTGCGCCCCTTCAGTCACCGTCTCAGTGGCTATGATTGTTGAGATGTTCATAACAAACTTGCGGAACGCGGTCTTGCCGGTAGGTATCTTTAAATTCTTGAGCGCCTTGTCACCCAGCTTGCCGATGACATTCTTGCTGCCGGGGACAAGCCGGAACAGTAAGGCCAATGGCACGGCCTCTAAGCCCGCCGACATTGCTCCGCCCACAACCGCGCCGATCCTCGCGGCCATAGGGTCTACATGCTTGCCCTTACTATCCTTGAACTCAGATATTTCAGCGAACAATTCTCCGGTTTCAAGAACAAAGGTTTGCTCCATTGTTCCGACAAGAGCGCCGCCTCCAAGGCCAGCGAAAAACCCCGGGACCGCGCCAATGCCACCGAATGCTAGTCCTAGCGTCCCGGTTCCAACCGCAGTCTGCATCCCTCGAACGGCAGCTTGCCCGAAGATTTCTTTCAGCACGGGGAGTTGCTGCGCGGTGGCGCGAAACATCTCCTCAAGTATTCCATCAGTCTTTATCTCTCCGCCGCTTTCCTTTTTAAGCCGGTCAATCTCGGACCGGATAGTCGGCGTATCATTACCAAGGAATAGCTCGTAATTCAGTTTGCTAATCTTGGTCTGGGCGTCACCCTTGTCAAAGCCGCGATCTAATATCGCGCCTATGCGAGCGATAGAGCCGGACGGCATTTGATAGACCTCACCCGTTTCCTCATGCAGAACAGTTTCGTCGGGCAAGCCAACGTCCTGTGCGGAGCCGATATCAAACGCCGTTGGCGGGGACGCCGGTCCCTGGGATACATCAAGGTCTACTGCCGATTCAAGATCAAACGCCATTAGCCGCTCGCCACTTGAGTTGTCCCGGCACGGCTATCGCTATGGCGGGGACGCTTGAAGGTAAACAAGACTTCATTGCCGGACATATAGTTAATCGTGCCGTCCCCTAATTGCTCGACGGCAGTGATACGGAAGTCCCGGCTGGCCTTGTTAAACATACGAGCGCGGCGCATGGCGAGTCCCTTAACGGAGCGCCCTGCGACGGTAGCCGTGTTCAGCGTCTCGCCCAGCACCGCCTCTGCGTCTCCCTGGGCGACAGCCCGTTGCAACCGGGGGAACTCTGACGGGTCCAGAACATTGTTGACGCCGATATTGAAGGCAAGGTCGATAACGGCAGCTTGGACTTTCGGGTTGAGCGTTCCAAACCCGGCCATGCCATTATGCAGGGCCGCGCTATCCTCGCGCACCGCTTCGTTCCGAGCCTGTTCGTCGGTCAACGGACGGCCCTTACGCTGTTCAATCTCAGTCTTACGGGCCTCAGTAATACCGCCTTCGCCAGTGGCAATGCCCGTCAACGTATCACCTGTGCCTTCGTGACCCAGTAAGCCGCCCTGGACAATATCAATGGCTTGCTCCGCTGGAGAGATAGGCAGCTTAACCAGCGCACGGTCAGGCGCAGGGTCTAGGTCCGGCGGCGCGTCTTCAGTTTCAATCCCGTCGAACGCTTGGGTGACTTCGTCCGCCATGCGCTGTTGGAACTCCTCGTCTGTCTCTCCAGCCGCCATCCCATCACTGGGATCGGGCTCAAGATCAGGCGGCGGAAGTGTTGCCTTTTCCGGCTCTGTCTGCTCTTCACCCGGCTCAAGATCGGGCGGCGGAAGTCGCGGCGGGTTCGGCTCAAGATCGGGCGGCGGAAGTCGCGGAGTGTTCGGCGGGTTCGGCTCAAGATCGGGCGGTGGCAGTATCGAAGACGGCACAGCTTGCTCTGGCGTAATTTCCTCGACGTTTGTTACCTTGCCCGCTTCGTTGCGAGTTACTCTAGCGTAGTTTCCGTTCTTGTCTTTCTGAACGCTAGTGCCACCGGCTACTTTCTTAGCCCCCGGCAAGTCTCTCTGCCCTTGCGCTCCAGCCGAAACCTTACCGCCGCCAATGACTGCGTTCGGCACATCCTTCATGTTTCTTGTGGCAGGGTGCTTCTTTTGCACATACTCCTTAATGGAGTCCTCAACCATCTTGCGGACCTTTTGGTCACGGCTCTCGTCTTGGTCAGAGTCGGGGGAGATACCCGCTTCGTCAAGGCGGGCGTTGAATATCCTCGCTATGCCAACATGGTCTTTCTTGCCTAAATTATTATCATTAACGTGCTTAATGATAGCTTCATTCCCGACATTAAAGGGGTTGTCATCTATGATATCAATGAACGGGATACCTAAAACTCCGGTGTCCTCTGAGCCTATCCGCCCCTGAACGATCTCTTCTACGTTACGGATCACACGCCGTGCCTCTCCTTCGGTCAAGAAGCCCTCGTTGACCCTTTTGATCGTATCCGTTTGGAACCGTAAAAGGTCTTCAATAGACGAGGATGTCTTTCGCTTTCCGTTTTTTACTGTGACGCCTAACTCAGCGTAAGACGCGAGCAGATCAGCGCTGGCGTCTTGCTTCTCTTCAATAGTACGGACAGGGCGGTTACGCTTGATAATCATGGCTTTAAGCTGGTCGTGCGCTTCGACAGATAGGCCTTCAACATTTGCAAGGTCGGCCAATGTGCCGCCCTTCGTCATTATATCGTAAGCCTCGGCGTTGGTTGTGACCTCAACGGCGAACCGCCGCTTCGCTCCGGTCTCTTCCGCGTCCTTAATCCGCGTGACTAGATCGTCACGGAACTTCATTATCTCCTCTGGCGGGAAGCCAGAAAGCTCACCTTTCTGTAGCTTGGACATGGCTACGTCCGGCTTCTGGAGCAAGCCATCCAAGATTTGCTTTCGGAAAGCAGGGAGCGCCTTAGTCAATAGTGCTTGCTGGCCTTCAGCGCCTATCGTTGTATCAACAAGAGCCTCATCCAACAGCTTCATGCCGCCCTTTAGGTTGACGGTACCGTTATACATCTGCGCCCCGATGCCTTTCTGGATAACGCCGATGTCTCTCAAGTCGCCCTTCACAATGTTCTGCGCTTGGAAACGAATTGCGCCAGTGAGGTTAGATGTCCTGGCGGTGGCGACAAGTCCCGACATAGCGTTCTTCTGAACGTCATTCCAGCCCGACGACATTTTATTATAGCTATCGTCAAACGCAGACTTAGATGCGTCGAAGTGGCCCGTAGAGCCAATCGGCGCATCCTGTTGGCGCTGTGCTTGCTCTTGCTCAAACTGTAATTGAAACTCCGAGAACTGCGCCCGAGCAGATGTAATGGACCGCTTGTCCTCACGCTCTTTAATGACCTTGCCAAAATCTGCCAAGGCCGCGCCCGCTATCTGCAAGCTCTTGCCATCACCGCCGAAGTCATCAGCCGAAGCGCGACGAACACTTATCGGGCCAGCCGTTCCTCTTGGGGCGTCGAATGATGTGAATTTAGCCATTACTTCCCCCTAGAAGGCAATCGGTGTGAACGTGCCGGGTTTTGGTGAGAACACCGAAACACCACCCCCGTTAAGGAACGAGCCCTGGAACGGGGAGGATAGGCTCATTGAACTTGCGCCACCGCCCATCGCGCCACCGCCCCCGAAGAAGCTCGACCCGCCACCCATAAGGGCACCACCCATAAGGATGGACCCTGCCGCCCCAAACATCGCCTGTTTCCTTGCGGCCTTGCCCCTGGCAACCTCAAGTCTACCTGTGTTCTCGAAGCCAACCGCCTGAACCTCTCCGGCATGGATTAGCGACTGCACCGCCAACTCTTCCTCAAGAGCGTTGTCCTCAAGCAAGTCTAACTTGTCAGGATCGTGAGCGCGGTTCGCGCCTTGCCTCTTGGACCCTATCCTTTTTTGGCGCTTGGCATCCTCTATTGCTGACAGCCGTGAGGCGTGGGCATTATTGAAAGCAACTTGGGCGTTAAAATTCGCCGCCTTCTGGGCGTTCGCCCCTGCTTGCAATTGCCCAACTGCCGAAACGGCAGTAGAGATTACCGCAATTTCTACGCCACTCATGCCAGTATCCTCGCGTACAGCGCACAATCCCTGCCGTCAGGGCTATAATGTTTCATGCGCTCACACTCCATGTGGAAGCCCAGCATCTTCGCCCACCGATGCGCCTCTTCATGGTCGCAGTCCACGGTCATCTCAATGCGCTGGATAAAGCATCCATCAAGGAATCGCTTAACAACACGGTGGCCCTTCAGGAAATTTGACGGCCCCGTCTGAGATATGAATGCCCAAGCCATAGCTCGACCATGCCACATATTCAGTATGCCAGCGGACCCGATAGGCTCCTCGTCAACCATCGCGGTGTACCCGGGAGATATCTCAAGCGCCTTGGCTTGGTCGTGGCTAACCCACTCGCTCAAGTGCGCTTGCATCCCTTGCAGCTTGATCGCAGCCAGATGCTCCGCTTTAAAGGGTACGACTTCAAACATCAGCTTCTATCCTGAGTTTCCATTTGAGGCATGATCGCCTCAATAGTAACAGGTAGCGGTTGAGTCTGCCTATAAAAGAAATGGCTATCGCTACTATACTCGCCATCCCATTCTATCTCATGGTCTCCTGTGAACAAGGGGACCGCCGTGTCCATAGCGTCCCCGCCTTCACGCAATACCAATTCATCAAGGTTACTGGTGTCCGGCCCCATAAACCCGCCTAACGTAGAGAGAAACCGGACAATCACACGATGGAACCGAGTAAACTTCCCCTGAGACGTACCGTCCCGTGCGCCAACATCAAACCGCAGCGTCTCTATATCAGAGGTATATGCTAGACCAACATGCACTTTAGCCGCTGATCGGGATAGAGTTATGGACCCAGAGGATACCGTCTTGTCCCCATGAGTTGCGCCTTCCGCTAAAATCTTAACTGTCTGTCCCTCAAGGTGGTCGAGCCCAGATATGACCGTGGCCCTCTCTCGCATAACGCCACCGGAGACGTATGTCGTGAACGTCGTGCTGTTAATCGCCGCACGGATATCGCCGTCAGATGTGTAGGCAGTGTAGCCTGTGCCGTTTATGCCTGATAATTCAAAAGTGTCGGTCGTTTTATTCGCAACTGTGTACCCGTTGCCGTTCAATTCGACCATACCTAGCACGTTGAAGATGCCAATCTCGTCGCCATCCGATAAGCCGTGTGCGGCGGCTGTGATAACCACCGGATTAGCAGCGGTGGCCGCTGAAATCATCGTGTTCTGTTTCGTGTTACTGAATAATTCAAGCGTGTTAGTTGTTGTCTCGCCAGCGATATACGCAATTTCGTTTAGCTCTGTCATTCCTAAAACGTCGTTTATGCGGATATCGTCTCCGTCATCAACGCCGTGG